TGATAAATAACCTTGTGATAACATTTCTTGAATAAATAATGTTTTAACTACAAGAGGATTTTCATATCCAAATGCAAAACCAGTAATTGAAGGTAATCCTGAAACAGTTATTTTAACATCTGTTTTTTCTATAAGATTTTTTAAACTATTCTGAAAGTATTCACCCATTTCTTTAATATGGGATGCAACATCACATTTAATAAATTTATTAATAGTTGCTAAACCAGCAGTAAATCCAATTCCTTCAGTCCAGTAGGTTGATGAAATAAATGTTTCTTGTGCTGTTTGCATTACTTCTTTGCTACCTAATACTATTCCTAATGGATATCCATTTGATACTGCTTTTCCAAATACTGCAATATCTGGTTCTACTCCAAACATTTTATGTAAACCACCATTTGTTATTCTAAAACCAGAAGTAACTTCATCTAAAATAAATACACAATTATGTTTATTTGCTAATTCTCTTACTTGATTTAAAAAGTTATTTTCAGGATACATATTTCTCATTGGCTCCATAATAATTACACCAATTTCATGTGAATTTAACAAGTTTTCTAGTTCATCAATTTTATTATATGTAAAAGGATAAATAGAACCTTCTAAAGTAGATGGTACACCAACAGATGATAGTCCACCAATTAAATGTTTATCTAGACCACTACTATTAATATTAGTAGCCAAATACCAATCATGCCATCCATGATATCCACAAAAAGCAATTTTATATTTTTTTGAATGTGCTCGAGCAATTCGTACTGCGACAGAACAAGCTTCGCCGGATGACCTTGTATATCGAGCCATTCCAGCCCAAGGATGAAGTTCAATAAGTTTTTCAGTAAGTGCAACCTCATTAGGATGATTTAATGTTGACATTGATCCTCTATTGATACATTCAATAACAGCATTATTTACATCTTTATCACTTGCACCTAAAATACATGAGCCAATTCCATTGATTCCCATATCAATATATTTATTACCATCTAAATCAGTTACTTCAATACCTTCAACTTTAGAATAATATGATGGCCAATTATCTGGTAAAAACATTTCAGGGCGTTTAGATAAAAGTTGTGTTCCACCTGGAATAATCTCTTTTGCTCTTTTATAAAGATCTTGTCCAGTTCTTGAACTAGATTTTGAACCTACTAATTCTTTATAGTAAACATAGTTCAAGTCAAGATAATGTAGTAACTCGACAAATGTAAAATTCGAACCTAAAGAATTAAAAATCCATTTGGCAACTTGATAATCAGCAGGTTTATCAATACTTAAATGTAGACCATTAAAATTATTAGTTAGTTTTAATTTATTTAATTCACAATCATACATTTTGATACTAAGATGCTTGGAGTACTCTGGCAAATTAAGTCTAATACATCCAGTAGCATGTTCTCTTGGTCCTTTTTCATTTGCCCAAATATAATTAATAGTTTTTTGATTAAAAATTTCAATGTCAGAACCTTCTGGATAAACTTTATTTTGATCATTTTCATCTGTATTATATGTATAATCTAAATTATTTGAATTAAAAAATTCAATCATAGAATCTAGAATTGTATAATCAATATATGGACAATCACATGTTAATCTAATAATAATATCTGGATTTACTAATTTAACCAAATGATAATATCTGTTAATTAAATCTCTTTCATCTCCCCTATAACATTCAATATTACTTGAATCACAGTGATTCTGGATTGCATTATCCTCAATATTTGTTGATGTTGCTATAACAAATTTATTAGGATATTTTGATTTCAAAACACGATCATTTATAGTTTGAATAATTGATTTATTATTTAATTGTAATAAAACTTTATTCTGTAGTCTAGAAGATCCGCATCTAGCTTGAGCAATTACTAAGATAGTCATTATATAAATTTATATACTATTTATATTTTTAAGTATTATATATGTATATTTAAAAATATAATATAATTATATAATATACAAATGATTAACGAATTATTGGATAGTGTAGCAGAACTTGTTAATGGAAAAAATATTTTTATCACAGGTGGAACTGGATCATTTGGTAATGAACTAACTGAACTACTTCTTGATAAATATAGCCCAAAGAAAATAATTATTTTTTCTCGTGACGAGTTCAAGCAATTTAATATGAAACAAAAGTTTCCTGAATCCAAATATAAATGTATGAGATATTTTGTTGGTGATGTAAGGGATTATGAGAGATTACTAATGGCAACAAAGAAAGTTGATGTGCTATTTCATGCTGCTGCAATGAAACAGGTGGATACTATTGAATATAATCCTATAGAAGCAATTAAGACAAATATTAATGGGACAGAAAATATTGTTAAAATTGCAATTAATAATGGAATTAAAAAAGTTATTGGAATTTCGACTGACAAGTGTGTAAGTCCTATTAATCTTTATGGCGCAACAAAGTTATGTTTAGAAAAACTAATTATTTATGGAAATATGATGGCAGGAGAAAATGGGCCAAAGTTTTCTGTTTTAAGATATGGTAATGTATTTGGATCAAGAGGTTCAGTAGTACCTTTATTTAAACAACAACAAAATACAGGTGAATTTACGATTACAGATGAACGAATGACAAGATTTACATTAACTTTAAGACAAGCAATTACATTTGTTTTAAATTCAGCTGCTTTAACTAAGGGAGGGGAAGTATTTGTACCTAAACTACCATCATATAATATTATTCAGCTAACCCAATGTATTAATCCTGAATGCAAAGTTAAAATTATTGGAAAAAGACCAGGAGAGAAAATACATGAAGCAATGGTATCATCAAGTGAATCATATAGAACTGCTATCATGGAAGATTATTATGTTGTTTTACCAGAAATAAATATTAGTTCAGATTTTTTAAGCTATGGAACAAATTTTATGGAAGATGGTGTAGAATATTCTTCAGGATTAAATGAATTAATTTCAAATGAAGAATTAATTAACTTATTAGATTTAAAAATTTAATATTAAAAAATATTTTATAATACTTTTATATTATGTAATACATGATCTATTTTAAACATATCATAGTAACCTCGTTTACAATATATTGTAATATTTTTATTGGAAAAAATATTGTATTTTGTTTCAAGTAAAAAAATAATTGCCGCCCATATCGAATCAATTAAATGTATTTCTTTTGCATTTTGTAAAACAGCTATCATATCAAAAAATGTGCTAGATATTTCATCTAATTTTACATAACAAATATTATTATTTTTACTAATATCGATATTACCATGTGTTAGTATATATTCTGTTCCATATTTTATAATAAAATTATTATAAATATTATTTTCAACTTCAATATCTCTAGTAATATTAAAATAATTAATACGAGTATTTGGATTTATATTGTATGCTGTATAAAAGGCTATACTAAAAAAATCATTACATTTTGAAAAAGATGATTTATATTCATCTTTTCTATAAATATCAAAATTTCCATGAAATTTTATTAAATCATCATCATTAATTGTTATATTTATATGTTGTATAATACTAAATATATTATATGAATCTAAAATTTGCTTAGGAATTAATAATATATTAATATTTAAATCTTTATTATAAAAATTAACAAGATCTTTCGCATCTTCTCTAACAATAAAATAAATATCTTTACATTCTTTTTTATAATAATTTAATAGTGGTAAACAATTAATAATATCTGTCCATCCCTGATGTGAATAATAAAACAATTTAACCATATATTTATTGTATATTTTATTTATAATAAATATTATTTAAATAATATTTATTATAATATTTATTATAATGAAAATAGCAATTTGTTTTTATGGACAACCAAGATTATATAATAAAGGTTATGAAACAATTAAAAATTTGATGGAGGAAAATAAAGAATGTGAATTTGATTTTTTTTTTCATAGTTGGTTTGATAAAAATATGGTTGGTAAAAAGTATTCATATTCTCATTATAGAGTAATTCCAGATGATGAATTATTAATTAGAGAAAATGTTGACAAAGAATTAGTTAATTTATATAAACCAAAAAAATATTTATTTGAAACACCAAAAGAATTTAATTCTGAAATTATTACAAATTCAAAAATGTATAAATGTTCAAAAGAAAAAGAGAAAAATAATTTATCTAATTTTTTATCATGTGTTTATTCAAAATATAAATCAAATCAATTATTACAAGAATATATTAAAGAAACCAATAATAAATATGATTTCGTAATTAGTATGAGATTTGATATATTAAAACCAATTAATTTAAAGTTATCTAAACTTGAAAATAAATATATTTATAATTGTATGAATGATAGAATTATATTAGTTGATCATTTTGTAATGTCAAACCCAGATATAATGAATTTATATGGAAATACATATGTAAATATAGAAAACTTTGTGAATGAAGATGATTTATTCATAAATATAATTAATAATATATTTAAAGTAGGATATGGTTTATGCATTGAATCTTTTGTAAATATAAATTTATTTAAACATTATGGAATTAATGTAATTAATCTAATTAAACCAATGTCAGGAATTCCTAAAACAGCATTATAATTTATTTTCTAGTTCTTTTAGCCCAAATTGGATAATTTAATCCATTAACTTCCCAATTTGGAGCAAAATATGTTTCATCTGGAATTGAAATCCCATTATATTTTTTAGATAGACACGATAATACACTTTGATCATGTCTATGTTCACAAAATTGTGAACAATTTGGAGTTATACTTGGAGAATCATCAATTAAATTATAATGACAACATACATTATACCATTCATTTATAAAATTAATAGAGTTTTTACATTTTTTAATTAAAAATATTGTAGCAATTATCTGATTTGAATTTTTGATATTTTCATCACAATTTAGATGTTCAAATAAATCATTTTTTGTATATTTGTATTCTAAATAATCATCATTATAATGTAAATGAAAATTAAAAATTCCACTTGATGATTCTTTTACCATATTAATATAATCATAAAGTCTATTTTTCGCATTTAAATTAAGCTCACACCCAGCATCACAATATAATAATATATCACCATCATTCATTCTAGATAAAACTTTTTTGACAATAAAACTTTTCCAAATCCAATAACCAAAACCTCTCCAGTTATTGATTAAAAAATTATAATGTTGATCATTAAATTCTTTATTCTGAAATAAATAAGTATCATTAAAACCAATTACCTCATCAAAAATATTCAAATTTTTTGCTTGTATTGTTATTTCTTTAACACGTTTTTTATATCCTTCAGAAGGACCACCAAAAGTAACAAAAATTTTCTTCATTATAATAATATATCATGAAGTAAATTTTAAGTAATTTAAAAATATATAATTATATATAGTATAATAATGATTTTAATCACAAATTATTTAAAAGAAGCATTAATATCAAATATTCAAATAAATCTATTTAGTAAAATTTTTTTAGTTAATTGTAATGAAGAAATTAATGAAAGTTTAATATCATATGTAACTATAGAAAATAATTTAAATGATTATGAAATTGCAAATAATTTTCCAAATGAAATTTGTATTATTTCTGATCCTAAAATAATATTTAAAAAATGTCTAGTTAATTTAAGTCAATTAGATTATGATCATATATATAGATCTGAATATGAATCTTTTTCTTATATGTTTTTAAAATCTCCAATACACCAACAAAAATTAGTTGAATGTAAAAATGTATTTGATTGTGAAATATATGAATCTTATGATTATTATATTTATGTAAATGGTTTTTGGAATGGATTTGTTGAAAAAACAGATGCAAATCATATTGAATTTTTTGAAAATATTTTAAAAAAAACTAAATTATCTAATTATAAAATAACAAATGATATATACAAGGCAAATGTACTACTTGAATCATGTTTTGGAAATTCTGTTTTAGGTGCTAAATCTTGGAAACATTCAATCTTTTATTCTGGTGAACCTTTTGCATCAAATGTTAATGAATACAGAGTAAATAAAAATAAAGTTGATCATACAAAAGAAGCATACAAAAGTTCTAATATTAAACATGATATTGTATTATTTTCTGAACATACAAACAATAATATAATAAATTTACCGCTATTTGTATATTATATATATGGAAATAATTTTATTGATAAATTAATTTCAAGACCATTGATAACAAAAGTACCAAAACATTTTTGTTGTTTTATTGTATCAAATGGTCAGTCTGATACTAGAAATAAAATGTTTGAAGTGCTTAACTCATATAAAAAAGTTCATTCATATGGAAAATTTGCAAATAATATGGGAATGAATTTAAAATTCGATTATTGGACAGAAGGATTTAGAAGATTTATATCAAACTATAAATTTATAATTTGTTTCGAAAATTCAAAATTTGGAACATATTCAACTGAAAAAATAATAAATCCATATTTAGCAGGTATAATTCCAATTTATTGGTCATCTCATGAAATTAAAAATGTTATTAATGAAAATTCAATGTTATTTTTAGAAGATGAAACAGATACATCTTTTCAAAATATATTAGAAAAGGTAAAAGAGTTAGATTGTTCAGATGAAAAATATTTAGAGTATATAAATAGACCATTTTTTAATAAAGAGTTTTGGGATACAAATTATTCAATTGAAAGAATAGCAAAACAAATTAATAACCATATTTAAATACAAGTAAATACTACTATTTATATTTAAATATGGATCAAGAAAGTACCTGTGAATTTGTTGGATCAAGGGGCATTATGAAATATTGCGATATACATAGTTCTAATCCAAGATCTTCTATTAGACAACTTGTTGATTATGATTTTTCTAGTCTAAAACCAGGTTCTACTATTTATGTTTGTGGATCTGCAGTTCCGCATTTTGTACAGGTTATTGCCCCACAAATACCATTTAATTATATTTTAGTATCTGGTGATTGTGATCAAACTGTACCTAATGATTTATTTGCATCTGATCAAGATTTTAATAAGTTTATTGAATCTTCAAATTTAATCCACTGGTTTTCACAAAACTGTGTACTAATTTCTCATCCCAAGCTATCTCAGATACCAATCGGTTTAGATTATCATACAATGGCAGAAAGAGATCACGAGTGGGGTAATAAAACAACACCATTAAATCAAGAAAAACTTTTAAAAACAGTTGCATCAAAAGCAAACCCATTAGATCAAAGAATCTGTAAAGCATATGCTAATTTTCATTTCCTAATGACAACTAAATTTGGTTCAGATAGAGTTGATGCTATTAATCAAGTACCAAAAGATCTTGTATATTATGAACCAACTAAAATAAAAAGATTAAATACTTGGGTTAATCAATCTAAATATGCTTTTGTTATTTCTCCCCATGGTAATGGATTAGATTGTCATAGAACTTGGGAAGCTCTAGCTTTAGGTAGTATTCCTATTGTAAAAACATCTGAGTTGGATCCTTTATTTGAAGATTTGCCAGTACTAGTAGTTAAATCATGGTCAGATGTAACACAAGAATTATTAGATAATACTATTCAAGAATATAAAATAAAACAATTTAAACTAGAAAAACTAAAGCTAAGTTATTGGATAAAGAAAATATTAGAATATAAATTTCCAGAATTAGTAAAATATATTAATAATTTTAGTACTATAGTAAAATGTAACTTTACTATTCAGAATATTGAAACAAAAATAATTCATTATACACCATTGGTTGAAAGAAAAAAATTTATGGAAGATCAAATGATTTTAAATAATTTAAGTTATGATTTTATAACAATTTTTGATAGGGAAGAATTGACAGTAAATGAGCTTGATAAATTTAATACATCAAAATTAAAAATGGCAGAAATTTCATTATTTTTAAAACATATTGAGGGATTAAAATCAACACAAAAAATTAGTCTTATTTTAGAAGATGATGCTGTTCTTTGTGAGAATTTTACAAATATTTTAAATAATTATATTAAACAATTACCAGAAGATTGGGATTTTGTATTTTTAGGAAATGGATGTAATCTTCATATTCCTAAACAAATTACTGATTTGGACAAAAATATTAATCTATTTATTAAATGTAATTATCCAACTTCATGGGGTGGTAATGGATCAACTAAATGTTCTGATTCTTATTTAGTTAGTAGTAGGGCTGTTAAAATATTATCTAAAGATTTTAATGATGAAGAAAAAATTAATCTTCCGTATGATCATTGGTTAAATAAAATTATTTTAAAAAATAATTTTAAAGTTTATTGGGTTGAACCAACTATTGTATCACAAGGTTCAGAATGTGATTTATTTAAATCATCACTACGTTAAAATTATTAAATCAAAATCTATTTAAAAAAACATTTATATTTAAAGTATAAATGTTTTTTTCTCAGTCAGGTGAAGATAAAATTTTAACAAAATATTCTAACAAAATTATTGGAACTAAATCTGTAATTATTGCTGGATGTTGTAGAAATGTGGAAAATTTTATTACACAAAACTTACAAGTGATTGATTCAGTTGGTGCACAGTTTAGCAAATATCAAGTATTAATTTTTGAAAATGATTCAACAGATTCAACTAGACAAATTTTGTATGATAGAAAAAAATTAAATTATGAATATATTTTTGAAGATAATGTAAATATTGAAAAAAGAACTGAACGAATTGCATATTGTAGGAATAAGTTAATTAATCTTATATATACAAAATATTCTGACTATGATTATGTTTTATTTGTTGATATGGATGATGTATTAGCATCCGGTAAGTTAGCTGAAACAATTGGATCATGTTTTATGTATAATTCAGATCAATGGGATGCTATGTTTGCTAATAGTTCATCTTATTATTATGATATTTGGGCATTAT